GTCCGTGAGCGTGTTCTCGTACGTGGCGAGCAGCGGGCGGAGGCCAGAGTCCTTCGAGGCGGCCAGCTTCTCGCTGGTATCCGAGCCGGACAGCGGGGACGAATTGCCGCCGCTGAAACTATCGAAGTTGATTTCCGACGGCGACATGCCGTAGATCGCGCAGATGATTGACGTGAGAAACGTCATCCACTTGCTGAAGTACATCTCGTTGAATTCGACGCCGAACTTCTCGAACACGGCCTTCGATTCCTGGTCCTTCGAGACCATGATCGGCAGGTTCCAGGCGTTCTGTACGCCCTTCACCATCGCGTTCCAGTAGCGGCGGAATGCCTTGATATCGCCGTCGTCATACTGCCCCGACAGGTGCAACATCCCCTTCGGAATCGAGTTCGAATCGAATCCCTTGATGTTGTATGACATCGCGTTGATGTAGCCGGTCACGACGCGAATCAGCAGCTCCGTCTCGGAGATGCCGTAACCGGCAGCGCTCACGTCCGTGCGCGGATTGCGCGGCTCGTAGATCAGGTCCTCGTGCGTGTAGGCGGTCGTAATCATCCCTTCCACGACCTGCAGCGCGAAAATCTCGTCGTCGCCGTTGTACCCGTCCTCAGTGCACAGCCGGATCGTCGCGCCATCCACGGCGTAGAAGCCGTCGATTCCCTTCGTCTTGTCGTTCTTCCACTCCAGCTCGATAGGCGCGGAGTCCATGACCAGCGAGTCGCGGACGGACTTGGACATGAACTGAGCGAACGAATCGCGGTGCAGCGACTTGCGCAGCCGGGGCTTGAATTCCCAGCCGCAGTTCTGGATGAAGCGATTGAGCAGCGCGATCGACTTCCCTTCCGGGGCGGTCAACTGGTGGCCGCGATCGATATGGCGGATCTCGAAGCCGGGCATATCGTTGCCCTTCTCGGCGACCCGGCAGAAGCGCTGCACCTGGCGCTGGCGAGTCATGATCACCGCGTTGAGCACCGGGGTCTGCTGCACCATCATGCGCAGGCCGTCGAACGGAATGCCGCCCGGGCGATCCCACCAGTCGCCGTTCACGTTGACCTGCCACTTGTCGAGAATGACGGACTTCATCCCGGGCTTATTCAGCCGGTTCGCGGTGGACGGGAACGGCACGGGGTTGTCCGAGATCGACTTCAGCATGTCGTCCTCGTACTGCGCTTCTGCGACCGTCATGATTGCGCGCACGACATCGTTCGGCAGCAAATCGGATTGCGACGGCATATGCGATTTCTGCAGTTCGCCCAGCGCCTCAGTGCGCTCTGGCTCAGGCGCATCCGCGTCGAACGCCACGCTTGCGGCTTTGTTGGTCATCGAGTTCCCCAAAATTTCCCCTATGGTCGCGTCACGACACACCGAAAATAATCTGCGTCTAACGCATTTTCTGGTTGCACTTATCACGCAATGCGTTAGAATTCTTCGCCTGAAGCAGAGTCAAACGGCTTGTACGTAAAGGGAATTTGTAAATGGATGAGGTTTTTGAACTGAGACGCATCGCCAGGGCAGAGCAGGGATACGTTCTGCGCGCCGGGACATGCGGGACATGCGCAAAGCTGGAATTCGACCTGAAGTACGAGACCGGATCGCGGCCCTACAACCAGTACGAGTCGATTCCCTCTCGCTCTAACTTCCGATGCGGAATCGGCGGATTCGCAGTAGTAACGCAGGCCACGTGCAAGCAGCACGAGCCAAAACCAACCACCACGAGGAACGGTAAATGAAGAAGAAAGTCGCAGCGGTCGCCACGCCCGCACCTGTCGCGGTAGCGAAGCCGAAGGTCGCGCCGAAGCGCGCAGTGAAGCCGTCGCCCGAACTGGGTAAGGCACTGAAGGCTATCGCCGCAATCCCGGCAACGGCAAACCGCGCGCAGCGCCGCAAGGTCCCTGCGGTCGCGCAGATCGAGAAGACGTTTCACCCGGTCAAAAAGACAACCACGGCCAGCCTGACGGGCTCGTTGTCGGCGATCCAGCAGGCGCGCAGTGTCCTCATGAATGCGCGCGGGATCGGCGAGGCGATTGACACGCTGAACCGCTTGGAAGCGCAGGCGCGCGAGCAACTGGTAACGGCCGTGAATGACGAGCTGAAGACGCGCCGGATCAAGGCGGACGCATTCAATATCGGCACGGAAAGCAAGCCGGACGGCGTGTACATCGTTCTGACCAAGAAATAAGGCAGGGCGACAACATCCGCGTTTTTTGCATGTTTTTGCTGGTAAGTCGTTGATTGTGTTTATTTTTTGTTGGTCGACGACTTACCTGAAATTCTATCCATCGGATCAACTAAATGAGTGCTTGCGATACCTGTACCAAGCCCGGCGCGTGCTGCCATGACTTCGCGCTGAATGGGCGCAGCGGTGGCTTGCGGTTTGATGCAGACAACTGGCAGATCGAGGCAGAAAACCGGATGGAGCAGTACGGAATGCCGTTCATTCCACTGCGCGTCGATATGGAAAAGATTGACCCCGTAAAAGAGGCTGGATTTGTAGGGGTCCGCTTCACGTGCCCGAAAGTGACGCCGGAAGGCCGCTGCAGCATCTACGAAACCCGTCCGCAACTGTGCCGCGATTACAAGGCTGGATCGGACAAGCTCTGTGTCATGTACGTGGAACCGATTACCGAGGATCAACTGTGACGTACGAGTTCGACCGCCTCGATATCAACAAATACGACGCAGCAGAAGAAATTCCATCGACCGACGGCCGCTATGTTCTCGCTGAAGACGCGATCAATCGCGAGGCATCGCAGGCGCAGTGCATTGACACGCTGAAGGCGCAACTGGCAGCAGCTCACGCAAAGGGTTCTGAAGTAGGTCGCGTTGACGCAAAGGCGCTGTTCGCAAAGCTGCGCAAGCTGGCGGACGATGCGTGGCCCGAAGGCCCGTACCGCGCCGACCTGAACCTGAATTGGGCCTATCCGCAGACCGTCATAAAGGACGTGCGCACGGACCGCGTAGTGATGCGCTTCGTGAATGCCAAGCCGCAGTATTCCTGCACGATCGGCAAAGCCGAATATGAGTGGCGCAATGCGGATTTCTTCGCGGCCATGAGCCCCGAAGTCGTGTTGTTCCTGCTTGACCATATCAACTACCTCGGAACTCAGAATGAGCAAGCGGTACGGTCGTAATCAGAAGCGCGCGCACCGGGCGCTTATCAAGGATTTAGCAGAAAGGGTCGCGAAGGGCGACCGGGACAACGTCTCGCTTTTCGAACACTCGAAGGCGCTGCAGCGCGAGATTGACTGCGCCAAGCGCATCGTCGGTGAATATTGCATTGCATTCCAGCCGCGCAGCGTGACGATGAGCTTCCGGGACGCAGACTATGTAACGGTCATGAACCACGAGCGCGAGTTCAACAGCGGCGTGTCTCGTTACTGGGATTTCTCTCAGAACCCGATGCTTCAGCCGATGCGCATTGAGCAAGTCCGCTTGCCGGTCATGTGCGTGCTGGCGAGCGAGGACCTTCGCATGACGCGCCACGTGGTCGCAAAGTACGACGGGAAAGCCTACGGATATGCGATTGATTCCATTGCGTGGCACACAGCCCGTTACCCGGAAGCGCTTTGCAGGAACATCGCCGATCGCTTGACGCAGCACATTTACGAGGAAATGCAAAAGACCAAGCCGAGGGTTGAGCCGCGCAAGCATACCCGCGACCAGTATGTGCCGGAAATAAGCAGCCCCCGTTTCGAATTCCCGGGGCTCCCCGACTTTTTGAGGTAACCATGAATCACGTAATCAACGAAGAGGGCTCGCGCCCTATTAAGATTTGGACTACTGAAGTTGAAGAGTCGGCGCTCAAGCAGCTTAAAAACCTCGCGCGCCTGCCCTTCATTGCCGGGAACGGTGTGGCCTGCATGCCGGACGTGCACGCTGGCATCGGTTCGACCGTCGGTACGGTCATTGCCACTGAGAAGGCCATCATTCCGGCCGCGATCGGCGTAGATATCGGCTGCGGCATGAACGCCGTGCGCTTGTCGCTGAAGGCGTCTGACCTTCCGGAAAGCCTGAAGGCAATCCGCCATCAGATCGAGCGCGACGTTCCACTCGGCGCAGGCGGCAAGCACAACTCGAAGTATGTCCCGCCCGGCCACGGCACGGGACCGCAACATCCATTGTGGGCAGAATTCAACCGCATCAAGCCGTTCGGCGAAGACGACCATTTGAAGGCTTTCGAGCGCGCATGGTTTCAGCTTGGCACGCTCGGCAGTGGCAACCACTTCATCGAAATTTGCTTGGATGAAAATGACGACGTGTGGGTCATGCTGCACAGCGGGTCCCGCGGAACAGGCAACGAGATCGGTCGCCGCCATATCTGGAAGGCGCGCGAGAACATGGAGCGGTATTTCATCAGTCTCCCCGACTACGATCTCGCCTATATCCCCGAGGAAACCGAGGATTTCAACAAGTACGTGGAGGCCGTGAAGTGGGCGCAGGATTGGGCGCTGGAAAACCGCCGCGTCATGATGGATGCGACGATCGCCGCTATCCGTCGCCATATCGAAAAGCCCTTCACGATCACGCATGAGGCCGTGAATTGCCACCACAACTATGTGGAGCGCGAGAACCACTTCGGCCGCAATTTGTGGGTGACGCGCAAGGGTGCAATCCGCGCTCGCAAGGGCGATCTTGGCATCATCCCGGGCAGCATGGGTGCTCGCAGCTTCATCGTACGCGGCAAGGGTAATCCGGAGTCGTACTGCTCATGCTCGCATGGCGCAGGCCGCAAGATGAGCCGCACGAAGGCTGCAGCGACGTTCTCAGTGGAAGACCTGAAGGCGCAGACGGCGGGCGTGGAGTGCCGCAAGGACGCCGGCGTGATTGATGAGGCGCCCGGAGCCTATAAGGACATCGATGAAGTCATGGCGAACCAAGCCGACCTGGTCGAGATCGTCCATACGTTGCGCCAAGTCGTATGCGTAAAGGGGAATTAACGCTGCCATCGAGCGGGTCTGAGGCGAAAGCCTTGGGCCTGCCTAAGTACCGCACCGGTAAGCCCTGCTCTCGCGGACACGTCGAAGACAGGTACGCAACCAGCGGCGTATGCGTTGGATGCCAGAGGGCTGCGCAATCCGAGTATCGAAAGAAGCCGATAGCAAAAGTGGTTGCCCGGGATTATTACGAGCGGCGCAGGCGCGACGAGGCCGAAACGATCATGTGGAATTCGGCTAGGAGGCGAGCCGCGAAGTTCGGGGTTCCATTCGATATCTCGCCGTCCGACATATTGAAAGTCTGGCCGGGAGACGGTCTATGCCCGGTCCTTGGTATTCCACTGAGACGCAACTATGACGGCAATGGCGGGAACGCTAAAGACAGCCCATCGCTTGACCGCGTTAGGCCGGAATTTGGATACGTAAAAGGGAACATTGCAGTGATTTCACAGAAAGCAAACTTGCTCAAGGGCGATGAAACGGACCCGGCAGTTTTCCGCCGCTTGGCAGATTGGATTGAACGCGTGAAGGGTAACTAAGATCATGGCGGCGAATTACGCGATGCAAAAAGAGCGTGAAATATCTCGCCGCC